TCGGGCGATCAACGCTTTGGCCCAATTCGTAACGTAGGTTATACCGACCTCGCTCAAAACATTGACATGAACTTCGCCAATACTGGCGGAAATGGTACTGCTGGTTACCCTGGTGGTAATGGTCAGTTTGTCAATGGTAATTTGATTCCTAACGTAAACGCTGTTGTTTATACAAACTCTAGTTCTGTATATCCTCCTACAGCCGCAACAATCACTGCTGATGCCGCTACCACTGTGTATCGTGGCGCAGTGTTTTATTTGCCCACAGGTTCACAGATCAACGACTTTTTAGTTGATATCGGTACAGGTATTACAGGTGGTTCTACAATCACTGCTGGCGTGGTAAACATTGGTAATCAATTCAACGGTACTCAGTACGGTTCAGTAACTTTGACTGCTACAACAAACGTGTTGGTGGCAGGTCGTTACTCTACAACCTTTACTGGTACACAGTTGACCAACATCCAAGCAACTACCGCTGACTTTACTAACCCCACAGGTACAATTGAGCCAGCTACATTCTCACAAGTTGTGATGACTTTGGTGATTACAGGTACAGGTACTCCTGCTCCTACGACTGGTACTTTGTACTTGACTGTGCGTTATACACAGGCTGACGGAAACATCGGTACAACCACAACTTACCCTTACGGTAACTTTGATTAATCTCTAGGGGCTTCGGCCCCTATCTTTAACCTTTAAGGAGATTATTCATGGCTACACCAAAGGCTAAATCGATTACGCAACAAGGAAGGTATGAGCCTTTTGAGTTGCAAGTTGCCCGTGGGCAAATTGGGTTTCATAGTGGCGTTAACATTTTTGGTTACCAGCCCTCTATCGGTACAAGTTTTATCCCAATTTGGGAAGTAACTTCTGCATATCCTGCATACCTAACAACTGCTTCCACATTCACAATTGCTAGCGCTTCTGCATCAGATCAAAATGCAGTGGTGTTGGTGACTGGACTGGACGCAAACTACAACGTATTGTCTGAGCAAGTGCTTATGACAACTTCAACACCCAGTGGTACAACCGTTGGCAAGTATTTGCGCATCAATGGATTGACACTAACCACTCCCGGTTCTGGCCAAAAAACAAATGTAGGACAAATTACCGCTACTGCTTCAAATAGCAGTGTGTACGCTTACATCAATGCAGGTATTGGCAAAAGTCAAATGGCTGTTTATTCTGTGCCCAACAACTCAGAATATGACTTTACGCAAATCACCATCAACACCAATAACGCATACACATCGTCTACAACTTTGACTTATCAAGCTGTGGCGTACAACAATGCAACCGGTGTTCAATTAAGTGTTTTGCAAGAGCCATTCATCAATAACTTCATTGTGACCAAAACAATCCCATTCAAGTTTGGCCCAAGGACTGATATTCAATGGCAATTGAAAGCAAGTACAGGAACCGTAGCTGCTGGTATTGTGGTTGAAGGTTATCAGATCTTTAACGTAGATTCTGGGAACACCTAATCATGGCAAAGTCCCCCGCATGGCAACGCAAAGAAGGGAAGAATCCGAAAGGCGGGCTAAACGCCAAGGGTCGGGCATCCGCAAAGAAGGAGGGGATGAATTTAAAGCCTCCCCAACCCGAGGGCGGATCAAGAAAGAAATCTTTTTGCGCGAGAATGTCGGGAATGAAATCCAAACTGACATCAGCAAAAACGGCAAACGACCCAAACAGCAGGATTAACAAAAGCCTACGGGCTTGGAAGTGCTGATATGCCAAGTACAAGCGCAAAACAACACAGGTTCATGGAGGCGGTGGCTCACAATCCAGCGTTCGCCAAGAAAGCAGGAATCCCACAAAAAGTGGGTCAAGAGTTCAGCAAGGCCGACAAAGGCAAAAAATTTTCACAAGGTGGTACTATGAAACACGAGAAAGAAAAAGAGATGAAGCAAGCCAAAACTTTAGAACGGCTTGCTAAAGAGGAACGCGAAGAAGCTAAGGGCATGAAGCGTGGCGGCCACGCTAAACATCACGTTAAAAAGATGGCTACTGGCGGCATGACCACTGGCAAGCATGGCGTTTCTGAAAAAAGTGGTATGACTACTGCTAAGATGGGTAAAGCCGAAGTGGGCGGCAAGCTCAAACATGGCGAGCATAGCATCCAGAAAAAAGGTCATACTCGTGCATTGCATGAACCCATGAAATCTATGAAACCATTGGGCATGAAACACGGTGGCAAAACCCACCACAAGAAATAAGGAACTGCCATGAAACATCATGATCATACCCCCCATCACGCTCATCTATATAGCGGTGGAACTAAGCATCACGGTAAAACCGAGTTGCATCATGTTCAACACCCCCATCCTGAAGAGCATGCCCATATTCATGGCATGAAGCACGGCGGGCACGTTAAACATCACCACGAGCATGTAGAGCACCACATGAAAAAACATGGTAGTCACCACGCTGATGGTGGTCACATCCATCATCACGAGCATGTTGCCAAGCACATGGCTCACCACGATGGCATGAAGCATGGCGGTCACGTTAAGCACCACCATGAGCATGTTGAACATCACATGAAGCATCACGATCACAATCGTTAAGAGGTTAATATGAGACCACAAATGCGCCCTCGTCGTATGCCCCCTGCAGCTATGGCCGCAATGGCCCCCGCTGCCCCCGCTGGCCCAGCAATGGCCCCTGCTGGCCCTATGGCTGGCATGAGCAAAGGTGGCATGGCTTCTCCCTCTAAGCGTGCTGACGGCATTGCTAAACGCGGCCATACCGCTTGCAAAATGTGCGGCGGTGGATATACAAAATGATGGCAAGTCGTGGCATGGGGGCTATTAAGCCTTCAAAAATGCCAAAAGGTAAAACGATACATCGCAAAGACAATCCGAACGATGTATCGCTCTACAAAAAAGGCGGCGGTGTAAATGCTGCGGGCAATTACACAAAGCCCAGTTTGCGTAAACGAATTGTGTCGCAGGTAAAAGCCGCAGCAACTCAAGGTACTAAAGCTGGACAATGGTCGGCGCGTAAGGCGCAGTTAGTTGCTAAGAGATATAAGGCTGCAGGTGGAGGTTATCGTGATTGAACATGTAAAAGATTGTTTAATTGATGTGGCAGGCGAATGTACTTGCGATGCCATGACAGATGAGCAAATAGATGTTGAGCTACTTGAAAAAGAAGAAGCAAAAGATTGAAAGCGCCGCAGCAATCCCTTAAAAATTGGGGCGACCAGAAATGGCGTACCAAAAGTGGAAAGCCGTCAAGCAAAACGGGAGAAAGGTATCTCCCAGAGGCTGCAATTAAATCTTTATCTCCTTCAGAATATGCGGCAACAACAAAAGCAAAGCGTAAAGGTAAAGCAGCAGGAAAACAATTTGTGGCACAGCCCAAAACAATTGCAAAGAAAACAGCAGGGTTTAGATAATGGCAACTTCAGGCACAGCATCGTTCGATTTAGACTTCACGGATTTAGCCGAGGAAGCATTTGAGCGCGCTGGTCGTGAATTAAGGTCAGGATATGATCTAAGAACTGCTCGTAGATCGATGAATTTGATGACCATCGAGTGGCAAAACCGTGGTATCAACATGTGGACGATCCAACAGCAGTCGTTTACGCTTGTACAGGGTCTAAATACCTACCCTTTGCCCGTAGATACGATCGATTTGCTTGATCATGTGATCAGAACTAACGCAAATCAGACCTCAAATCAGTCAGATTTGAATATTACTCGCATAAGTATGCCTACTTATGCCACAATTCCTAACAAATTGACCCAAGCAAGGCCAATTCAGGTCATGGTTCAACGTAATTCGGGTGAAACTAACCCGCTTTATACAACACCAAACACACCTTTTCAAACACAGCCTGTGCAGGTTTACCTTGCAAGCAGCATAGGTACTACAGATACCACAATTACACTTACCAGCACCTACGATATGGCTGCGCAAGGCTATATTCAGCTTGGTTCTATGACTGGTGAGATTGTTTATTACTCTTACATATCAGGAAATACCCTAAGTGGGTGTTTTAGAGGCCAAAACAATACAACGGCCACTGCTTACACGGGCGGTGGCACCGCAACAGCTATTTACATCCCACAGATTCCAGCAATCACTGTGTGGCCCACGCCTGATGGCTCAACAACATACACATTTGTGTATTGGCGTATGCGCAGAGTCCAAGATTCGGGAACTGGCGTCAACACAGGCGACATGAGTTTTAGATTTATCCCCGCAGCGGCGGCTGGTTTGTCTTATCATATTGCGACCAAGATACCCGAGGGTACTCCTCGAATTGAAATGTTAAAGGCTCAGTATGATGAACAATTTAACCTTGCGGCGGGTGAAGACCGCGAGAAAGCTGCGATACGTTTTGTACCTCGTCAGATGTTCATTGGTGGAAGTACTCCGTAATGGGAAACAGGTTCGCCTCTGGTAAGTTTTCGATTGCCGAATGTGATCGGTGCGGGCAAAGGTACAAGTTAAAACAGTTGAAGTTTGAGGTTATAAAGACTAAACTCTATCAACTAAAAGTTTGTCCTGAGTGCTGGGATCCAGATCATCCGCAGTTGCAATTGGGTATGTATCCAGTTGATGATCCGCAAGCAGTGAGACAGCCAAGGCCCGATCTGTCGTATCAGGCATCTGGAACTACTGGATTATTAATTGATTCAGTTAATCCAAATGACTATACGATACAAGGTCAAGGTACTCCATCGGGAGGTTCGAGGGATACACAATGGGGTTGGAATCCTGTTGGCGGAGCAAGCAGTTTTGATACGGTGTTGACACCTAATTATTTGGTTGCAACAACATATGTGGGTACAGTCACTATCACAGGGAGTTAAACATGGATAAGAAAGAAGTTAAACATATCGCCGATAAAGAAGCCAAAAAAGAAGTGAAGCATCACGAAAAAAAGATGCACCACACTAAGCACATGGCTGCTGGCGGTAAGACTAGCGCACAAATGATGAAGTATGGGCGCAACATGGCCAAGGTTATGAACCAGCGTTCTTCTGGAAGGGGTGGTTAAAATGGTTGCACCTACAAAAAAGAATAGTCCAGCTATTCACAAACAAGGTAAAAAATTCAACGGCCCAGCCGAAGAGTACGCTAAACCACATACTATGACTGGGGCTCCTGTCACTGTTAATAGCGCTGAAGAACCCACTATGTCCAATAAAGAACATTTGCTTAAAGCCAATGTTTCTGTAGCTTGGAATCGTAGTAATGAATATCCTGAAACTAAAACTTCAGGTATCAAGATGCGTGGTACAGGCGCAGCTACCAAAGGTTTAATGTCTAGAGGGCCAATGGCATAACATGTATTACAGCGAGTTAGTCACTGCCGTTAACGATTACATCGAGAATAATTTCCCGACACTCGACCTCAATCGTATGATTGAGCAGACCGAGCAGAAGATTTATAACACAGTACAGTTACCTAGTTTGCGTAGAAATGTAACGGGTACTGTTACTCCAACTAATCAATATCTTACTGCCCCTGCTGATTTTCTATCGGTGTATTCACTCGCTGTATATCCTGTTGATGGGTCTAGTAATAATCAATTGTTTTTGTTAAACAAAGACGTTAATTTTATTCGTGAAGCGTACCCAAGTTCAACTTACCAAGGGCAACCAAAGCACTATGCCATTTTTGGCCCATCATCTTCAAACGAAACATTATTGACTTTTATCATTGGGCCAACACCCAACATGGCGTATAACGCAGAGCTGCATTATTACTACTATCCGACATCAATTATTCAAGCTGCAATCAGTACATTAACGATTACTAACGCAGGATCAGGGTACACAAATGGCACTTATTACAATGTTGCTCTTACTGGCGGGACTGGCAATAGCGCTACTGCTACTATTGTTGTTAGCGGCAACATTGTCACTTCTGTAACCTTGATTGGTAAGGGATGTTATTACGCTGTTGGCGATACCTTGAGTGCTGCCATTGCAGGCGGCACTGGGTTGGTATTAACAGTCACAGTAATCAATAACGCCAACGGTGAAACGTGGGTTGGGGATAACTTTGACTCAGCTTTGTTGAATGGTACTTTATATGAGGCCATTACTTACGTCAAAGGCGATGCTGATATGCAAGCTCTGTATAAAGATCGCTATGTACAAGCTATGGCTCTTCTCAAGAATTTGGGAGATGGGAAACTCCGTATGGATGCTTATCGTGATGGTCAGGTTAGGATTCCAGTATCATGAGCATAATCCAAACCCAAACCACTAGTTTTAAAGCAGAGCTCTATCAAGGGGTGCATAACCTATTGACAGAGCTCTGCTTTAAAACAAGTGGTT